AAATAAAGTTTTGAAATTCCAGCAAAGGCAACTGGAATTGCGTTAACGGTATCAAGAACAGTGTCTTGAGTAATACCCAATGGCAATTCACTTGCTGTCGCTGGAACTTTAACAGTATTAGCAGTTCCAGTTAATGACGTTACAATTCTATAAGCTGCAATTGTAGCATTTACTCTCATTGAAATTGGCGCTATGTGTGACATTATAAAACTCCTTTCTTATTTCTTTTTATTTTCTTTCATGCAAGCTTTTACCGCTTGAGAATAGTTACATTTGTTGTCTTTCATGTACTGCTGAACTTGTTTTTCCATTTCAGCATCTTTGTCATTACCTTTGTCACCTATTTGTGAATTATTAGCGAAATTAACACTTTTAGATGCTTCAGATAATTTTAAAATTTCTTTAAATACATCCATTTTACTAATATTTTTAGATGTATATTCTTTTTTATCAGGACCTAATAATTCCATTACGAATTCTTTCATCGCTGGTGTCGCAATTTTTTCAGAAAGTAATTCAGTAAAGAATTTCTCTTTTTCAGCAGTTTCTTTTTCTGCTAATAATTTAGCCTCTTTTATTTCGGCTTGTTTTTTGAATTCTTTAAGATCAGCTAACTCTTTTTCAGCTTGTTCTTGTTTAGCAGTAAATTCTTTTTTTTCAGCTTGTAATTTTTCTGCTTGTTCTTTTTGTTGAGCTAATTCTAACTCAAGTTTAATTTCATTTTCTGTTTTAGACATTATAGTCTCCTTATAAAATTTTAAATCAAACACGTCTCCAGTGCTTAACTTTTCATAATTGTTTTCAAGTGATTTATACATGGCTAGGATGTCATTTAAATTCATGACCCCTGGTGTGTCCGCTCCAAGTAAAGCAACTGCGGCTAGCATACGTTTATATTTTTTATTTCCTACCGTAATATTCCAAAATATTTCAGAAGAAACTTTTCGATATGCTCTTGACTCTATTAAAGCATATATCTTACTGGGGATGTCAACAAAATCCGCAACTAATTTATTGCCTCTAACGTAAATTTTATCAATCCACCCCGCTGCTGGCATTCCATCGTTTTGCAAAAGTTTTTGTTTAGAATCGTGACCTAGCTTTAAGTATGGTCTAGCTCCTGATTTATTTTCTTCAAAAGCAATGACCATTTCATTTAAATCTTCATGAGTATATTCGTCGCCGTTCCACTTACCAACGCTAAATATTTCAACGCCTTGAATTGACATCCTGTCTTTTTGTTTCATATTTTCCTTTCTTATTTTTTATTCTTCAATTAATACGTCTTGAGTAGTTACTTTTTCATTTTCGTCTACATAAGAAATTGCTAACCATAATTGACCAAATTCATCTTTATAATAACATTCACCAGTTTTAATCATATTAACTCCCTTTTCCTGTGATCATTACTTCACCTAAAGTAATTCCTGTTCCAGCTGATGAAACAAGTAATCTTGCAAATTTCCATTGTTCATTAGAAGACTTTGCTTGAACTATTCCAACCGCAGTCGTTAGTGTTGTATTAGTTGTTAACCAATTTGTATTGTCAGCAGAAAATTGTAACGCAATAGTTGCCGCTGTAGTTTGAGCCGTGCATCTAGCTGTTATATTAAAATCTTGGCATCCTTCTACAAGAATAACTGCTGATGTAGAATTTAAAGTATTAGGAACTATAGTTCTATCAATTAATTGAATAATTTGTGATGAAGCATGAGAAATTTGTGATCTATTCAATGAACGAGTAAAAGACGGAGTAGTTCCTGCTACTGTTTGAACATATCTAACCCTATTTCCTCTTAATCTTAAAATTGGTGAATTATAAAACCCAGTTGCAGTTATTCTTGGAAAATCATAGACTTTAAACCAATTTGTTCCACTATCTGAAGATTCTTCTATTGATACATCTAAAGTTGGAGTTGTTCCAGTGACCGCAGTTACTGGAATATTAACTTGATAAGAAGTTCCAAAAGTAGGAGTTACCGCTGAAGTTGTTGCAGTTGTTGTAATTGCCGCAGAGGCAATGTCTGCTATAGTTCCAGGTAAAGCAATATTAGCAGCAGTAACCGCAGAAACTGTTGTAATAGTTCCAGCTGAAACTGTAGTTGGTAAAGCTTTAGTATAATCTTGTGCTCCATTCTGAGTGGTTAATTCAACTAAATGTCTTGTGTATTCAATTTCTGAAACAAAGTGCAATCTAAAATCAGTTCTTCTAATTACTGAACCTCCACAATCTATTGTCGTAAAATTAGTTCCTACAGATTCAAGTTCTAAAGATGTTCCATTAACTCTATAAACTTTATATGCTCCGTCATATAAACCCATACTTGTAGCATCACACCCATATAAATGAATATTTTCACCTGGTAGTGGTGTTGCCCATGTTCCACTTCCAATTAAAGTTAAAATATTATTTGTTCGAGATAATGATTGAACTACTTGTGAAAAAACACCAGGAACAGTTACAGAACCTTGATTTAACCAAATACCACCACCAGCACTAGAAGTTGTAGAAGCAGTTCCTATTACTATTGTAAATTGTGTTGTTGATACAATTGAAGCAACTTGAGTTTGAGATGTTAAATTTGGAAAATTTGTTTGATCTCTAACTCCATATATTTGCACAAAAGAACTAGTTGAAAGTCCATGTGCAACATCGGTTGTCACCGTTGCTGTTGTTGTTCCAGTTTTTGCAATTGCTGTAATTTTAGCAATTGGTCTTGTAAAATTTGATAAATTTTTAGCCCGTATTCTTAATTTATAACTTTTTTCTTCGTCAGGAATACCTTGAGACCACCTACCATATCCTGCCCCTGCAGAAATTGAATCTTGCGTTCTTGATATAAATAAAGCCTCTTCTTGATTAAAAGTAAATTCATGTCTACTTGCTGAATTAAAAGCATCTGAGTATGAAGATGTATTTGATTGAGTTGCCGTAGATGAAGCAATTGTAAAATTTAAAAGTCTTGTATTATAACCATTTCTTCTTGTAAACCATGTCGCATTTGCTGTGATAGCATTTTCAAATAAAAACCCTGATGAATTTAACGCATAATTAGAACAATCTGCCCATGAAACTACACCACCTGCAGTATATGAAGCATTTGCAATAGTTAAAGGAATTGTAATTTGTGTATTTGTAACTATTGTAACAATTACTGGACCAACATTCATTCTAGAATCTGTATTATTTTTTAAAATTACTCTATCTCCACCTTTATATGGGTGATTAGTCGCAAAATTAATAGTTGCTACGTTAGAAGTAACTGAAATTGTACCAGAAATAGTCATATCTGAAATTGAAGTAATTGTTTCTACAGTTGTCCCGTTTGTTCCAACTATGCTTAGTTCAAATTCTTGACCTACTATTCTTTGAGAAATAGAAGTCCCAGCCATGAATCTCATCGGGTATTTAAAAGTTCTAATTGATTCTAAAATAACTTCTGAATCTTGAGTAATTGGACACATAGAAAAATTCATATAAGCAGAACCTGCAGCATCACCACGTCTTCCAATGCTTGTAGATCCTTGATTATTAATAGTTGTTGTCCATACATTTGAGTCAGGAAGTGCATTTTGTGCTAAAATAGAAAATCCATCTCTGAATTTTTTCGCTGCATTTCCTATAGATATAGCTCCATTTTCTGTAACTTGATCTCTAGAAATTACAACTGGTTGAGAATTTTCTGATGATGCTTGTCCGTTTGGGTTTGAAGGATTGTAGCTAATTTTACACCTCGTATTTTAAATAATATTTTCTTTTTAATAATTTCATTAAATCACAATCCAATTTGATCCATCACTAATTAATGATCGTGATTCGTTAGTTAAATTTAATGATATAGATAATGACCCGTCAATAGTTTCTGAATTTATAGTTGTAACCGTTACAGAACTAGATCCTGATCTTTTAATTGTATATAAATTAGTATTAAGTACAGCAGTAGGCATGGTTATTGTAGAACCATTTGTAACAATATAAAAATAATCAACTGAAGGTGAGTTTTCTGCATTAGTATCAACACTTATTATATTTATTGATCTTGAATTTCCACCGAAATCATTGATCATTTTTATAATAGATTGCTTGCTATATCCTGAGCTTATTTGACGATAAAATTCCCACTTATTATTTTTTTTATAAAATATTTCACCAAGATCAGTGAAACACCAATCATCGTTATCACCTATTTCTTTTTTAGGAGTACCTGAAACATATAATATTAAATTAGTTTTTCCATCTATTCCATCTTTTCCATTTAAACCAGAAGGACCAATTATTGAAACTCCATCTTTTCCATTTATTCCAGGATCACCTTTTTCACCTTTAGGTCCTCTCGGTCCCATTGGACCAACTGGACCAACTGGCCCCATTGGTCCAGTTATTGATTCTCCAGGATCACCTTTTTCACCTTTTTCACCAGTTAAACCTCTTGGGCCAATTTCTCCTCTAGGAATAACAATCGACATTCCTTGTTGATTTTCAAGAGCATAATTTTTTTTATTAAATATTTCATCAAATTCACCAGTTGCAGGATTAAATATTTTACTTCTCATTTTTTAAAACCTTTTTATGTTTAATAGAAATATAATCACCTTTTATTCTTTCAGGTGTACCGTAAGTAATTATTGTTTCTTTAAAAAATAATCCTTTGTAATAATATTTTATTGATTCTTGATTTTCGCTAATTATTTCAGTATCAAACTCAACACCTTCGTCTCCGACTTTAGGTTCATAATAATTATTAAAATTATTTATTATTTCTTTAGTATATTTAGAAAACCCTTGGCCTTTATTTTCTTCTATGAATTTGTCTGGTGACATTCCTCTTATTGATTCAGTTGGTTTAAATTCTTCATATTTAGTTATTGGTATTAATGTGCTTCGGCAATTATGAACAACAATATCATTAGCAATATATGATTCGTCTTTCTCAACAGCTAGATTCCAAAGCGTTTCATTTTGTATTTTTTTCTTAGTTATGCTTCTTATATTTGACATTTATTTAACCTCATTTTAATTGTCGATTTCATGAGAGCTATAGAAAAAATAGAAAAATTCTTTAATATGTCATTTGAAAAAATAATATCTGATTTGCACTGGAAAGACGGTCTATCGATATTTGAATTGAGTAGTAGATGTGGTTTTAGTAGAGACTGTTTCCAGAAAGAAGCCAAAAGATTAAATTTAAAATTAATGAATAGACATGAATCTGCATTAAGAAAATATGAACACCATAAGCATTGGGCTATTGGTTTAACAAAAGAAAATTCAAGATTTGGTAAAATGCATAGCTTACGAATGAAAAAAAACAATCCATCTTTTAATGAAGAAACAAGAAACAAAATGTCAAAATCTCTAGCAAATAAATTTAAGGAAAATTTATTGCCACAAGAAATTTTATTTAAAGATATTTTAGATAGACATTGTAATTTAAAATACGAAATACAATATCCAATAAAGCAATATATAATTGATTTCTTTATTCCTTCTTTAAATCTTTGTATTGAAATAGATTCAACAGATAAGTGGGGTAATGACAGAAAAGAAAAGGCTATTGAAAAAGACAATAACCTTAAATATCTTGGGTTTAATATTTTAAGAATCAATAAAAGACATCTTGAAAATGAATTATACATTGTTGATATCCTCAATAGTAATAATATTATCAGTAATTAATAACTCATCTGTTCTTATCCATCCTCTTTTGGTTAAAATAGGATGTTCTCCTGTGGCTTTTAACAACTTTCCATCTTCTAATTCTATTTCATAATATTCTTTGTCTTCAAATTTCGACATTACATCATAAACATTACAATAATTACCTTTATGAGTTAGAACCTTATCGCCAATTTTGATATCTTGAATTTTAACTTTTCCATACAGTGTTTGGATTTGACTATCTTGACATAGCGCATTAAAATGCATTGGGGGAATAGGCTCAGTCCCAGACTTAAAGAACTTTCCATGAAGGCCAGAGCATATCTCAGATGTTCTATCATCCATAATTGCGCTGTACTGATAACCCGTTACTACCCCAGTTGATTCAAAGTAATCATGTCTAGCATTGTTCATTACTTCAGTATGTTTAGTTCTAGCATATCTTTCTAATTGAACCTCTGATAGTTCGTTTAATTTATCGTCTAAGATGCCTAAAACCGAGCTAAGAGGGCGACCGTCCTTGATCGCCGCAATTAGCTCTACACGCGTGTTCTTTAAAATAGAATACTCATAGTCACCGATAAAGTTAAATACCTCTTTATCAATAACCTCTAGCCACTTATCTTCTTCAAGTGGCTTAGCGAAATTAGACTTAGTCACTTCAGTTTTAGCTTGAACTTGTGAGTCTTTGTAAAGTTGTTGAAAGCTATTTTTAAAAACTTGTTTAAGTTCTTTCTTATATTTTAAAGATAGTCCGTCTATCTTATCTACATTTTGATTTTGAATTATCTTCTTTTTTTCAATCTGATCTTTCAAATCCATAAGCATTTTTCTAACGATAGGCTGAGTCTCATTCATTAGACTTTTGTCGTAGTCATCAAGCTTAGTTTTCATAGCCTTGAAGTTTACTTTTTTATGGTAGTC